ACCAGAAATTTTACAACAAGCAGAACGTGTAAAAGATTTTATGAATTACATGTTGATGGAAGAAATGGAAGAGTACACTCCAGACTTTGATCAATTATTATTTTATTTACCTTTATCAGGATCTTCGTTTAAAAAAGTTTACTATGATGAAATCATGCAAAGAGCGGTATCTAAATTTGTACCTGCAGATGATTTAATTGTTCCTTACTATGCAACAGATTTAAAAGATTGTGAGCGTATTACACATGTTATTAGAATGTCAGAAAATGATGTTATTAAAAAACAAAAGTCTGGATTTTATAGAGACGTAGAGTTAATTGCTAAACAAGCAGAACAAACTGCTATTCAACAAAAGCTATCTGAGATTGAAGGTGTTAAACCATCAGGAGAAATTGAAAATCAATTTAATATTTTAGAGATGCATGTTGATTTAGATTTAGAAGAATTTGAAAATATAGCTAAAAAAGATAAGAAAGATATTAGAGTTCCATACATTGTTTCAATAGACGAAGGCTCACAAGAGATTTTATCTATCTATAGAAACTACGATCCAGAAGATGAGTTGATGAGACGTAAAGAATACTTCGTTCATTTTAAATTTTTACCAGGTTTAGGCTTTTATGGCTTTGGATTAATACATATGATTGGTGGATTATCACGATCTGCTACATCTTCACTAAGACAATTACTAGATGCAGGTACGTTAGCTAACTTACCGGCAGGATTTAAGTCACGAGGTATAAGAATTCGTGATGATAACCAACCTTTTCAACCAGGTGAGTTCAGAGATGTTGATGCACCAGGTGGAAATATCAGAGATCAGTTTCAAATTTTACCTTTCAAAGAGCCAAGTCCAACTTTATTTCAACTTTTAGGCTTTGTTGTACAAGCCGGACAACGTTTTGCATCAATTGCAGACATGCAAGTAGGTGATGGTAACCAACAAGCAGCAGTTGGAACAACAATTGCACTACTAGAACGTGGTTCAAGAGTCATGAGTGCTATTCACAAGCGTTGTTACTACGCAATGAAACAAGAATTTAGAATTTTAGCAGGAGTTTTTGCAGATTATTTACCACCTGTGTACCCTTATGCAGTTTATGGTGCAGATCGAATGGTAAAAATACAAGATTTTGATGACAGAGTAGATGTAATTCCAGTTGCAGACCCAAATATTTTCTCAATGTCACAAAGAGTGACACTTGCAAATGAAAATTTGAAGATTGCAGCCTCTGCTCCACAACTTCACAACCTAAGAGAGGCTTACAGACGAGTTTATGAAGCATTAGGTACCAGACAAATTGATAATATCTTACTTCCTGAAAAAGAACCTGTACCAGAAGACCCAGCAACAGAAAATTCTAAGGCACTTCGTATGGAATTGTTAAAAGTTTTTCCAGATCAAGATCATAATGCACATGTTGCTGCACATGGAATATTTATTAGAAGCAGAATGGTACAAATGAATCCAATGGTCTACGCCTTATTACAAGGACACATCTCAGATCACATTGCTTATCAAGCACATGGTGAAGTTGGAGCATTTTTAGTACAAGATCCTAACATGGTTCAAACGAAACAATTAGATCCAGCTGGTTATGAAGTACAATTTAATTCTATGGTTGCAAAAAGAGTTGTAGAATTAACTACACAGTTAATACAAGCTGAAGGTGGTGAACAACAAGATCCATTAATAGCATTGAAACAAAGAGAATTAGATTTAAAAGCTTTAGATATACAAAGAAGAGGTAATGAGAGTCAAATGGATATGTCAAGAAAATCTGAAGAGTTTGATGAGAAAATGGATTTAGAAAAAATGAGATTAGAAAACCAAGAAGTACAATCTGCGCAAAGATTACAAGTTGCAAAAGAAAAAATACAAGTAGCAAGAGAAAAACAAGTTACTTCCACTATACCTAAGAGATGAAGTTTAAGATGCCTGGAGTTAGATTCGGTCCACCCCCAATAAAAGGCCCAAGTTCACAAGGTTTAAAATTAAATAGACAAAGCTTGCCAAAAAGTTTAAAACTTCGCTTAAATGGATCAAAAAAAAATAAGTTACAATCATTTAAGTAAAGAAAAAAAATTAATATATTTAGCAGGTGTATTTGAGGGAGAAGGTTCTTTTGGTTTCTGGGGTAAAGTTGGTAAAAGTAATAGATATCTTAGAGTACAAATAAGAATGTGTGACGAAGACATTGTTTTAAGATTTATAGATTATTTTAAATTAGGCTCCATAAGCACATATTTACCAAAAAATAATAAACATAGCAGAAGCTGGAAGTGGACAGTTTCAGGAGATAAGGCTAAAGAGGTAATGTTGCAACTTAATCCTTTTCTTGGTATAAGAAGACAGGAGAAATTTATAGAATGTTACAAATGTTAGGAGCTGTTGCTCCATTAGCTAAAATACTTTTTAACACAATTGAAAAATCAGTTCCTGATAAAGATCTTCAAGAAAAATTAAAAACACAATTACAAACACAATTACTACAATCCAACACAGCAGAATTACAAGCTGCAGCTAAGATAGTTGAAGCAGAAGCTAAAGCAGGTTGGTTCTCAGCAAGTTGGCGTCCACTATTAATGTATGTTCTTATATTTATTCTTATATGGAATTATGTATTAGGACCTGTTATTTTATTTTTTTTTAAAGCTTCTATAACTATACAACTTCCAGGCGATGTTTGGACACTTCTTCAAATTGGCCTTGGGGGGTATGTCGTAGGGCGCAGTGCGGAATCAGTTGCACGAACTATGGCTAACAAACCACAACCAAAAGAACAAGAAAACGGGTAGTGAAATACCTAGTTATTATGTTATTGCTTTTTTCATGCAATAATATAAATTCATCAAATATAGATATACCAATATTAAAAATAGAAAAAGCTTTCTAATGTTAGAACGATTAAAAGATTTAATAGCTAAAAACTTTTCTAATAAAGAAATAGAAAAGAAAAATAATATATTAATGAAAAGTCGTAAAGAAGTTGAGATTAATGGTAATGGAACTTCTGGTTATACGATAAAAGAAGGTGAGCATAAAGGAACCGTATTAGGTCACATTAAAAGAAATAAGAATGTTATTTAACTTAATTAAAAAATTTTCATCTTGGTTAGATTATTGGATTTGGAGACAAGAACTTAAAAGAAGAATTAAAAGAAATAACAATGGCTAAAACGATTTTAGTCACAGGTGCAGCTGGATTCCTAGGCTCACACATTTGCGAAGAACTTCTTAATAGAAAATACGAAGTATTAGGTGTAGATAACTTATTAGGTGGAGATAAAGATAATATTCCTTTCTTAAATAATTTTTATAAATTAGATTGTGCAGATTTTAAATCAATGCTTAAAATTACACAAGGCATTGATGTATTGTTTCATTGTGCCGCGACCGCGCACGAGGGGTTATCTGTATTTTCACCTTATACAATTACACAAAATAATATTATGGCAACGGTAGGTGTTGCAACAGCCGCTATTCAAAATGGTGTTAAAAGAATTATCTATTGTTCTTCTATGGCAAGATACGGAGATCAACAAAGTCCATTCACAGAAGATATGCCAACTAAACCAGTTGATCCATATGGTATATCCAAAGTTGCTGGAGAAGAAATATTAAAAACATTATGTAAGGTTCATGGTGTAGAATTAGTTATAGCTGTTCCACATAACATTATTGGACCTAAACAAAAATACAACGATCCATTTAGAAATGCAGTTTCTATTTTTATTAATCGTATGCTTCAAGGTAAACCTCCAATTATTTATGGAGATGGTATGCAGACTAGATGTTTCTCTTATGTAGATGATTGTTTAAGTTCTTTAATAAAAATGGTTGATGATCCGTCAGTCGTGGGCCAAGTTATTAACATCGGGCCTGATGAAGAGTTCGTAACTATTAAAGAGGTCGCTGAGACGTGTGCCAATCTTACTGGTTATAACGGAGAGTTTGAATACGTACCAGATAGACCACAAGAAGTTAAACATGCAACGTGCTCCTCGGATAAAGCAAGAAAGCTACTTGGTTATAAGACCATGACGAATACGAAGGAAGGTATTAAGAAGACATATGAATATATCAAGGAACACGGACCACGGGCCTTTGAATATCACCTAGACATAGAGATTATAAATGATAAGACTCCAAAGACCTGGACAAAGAAATTAATATGAACCATGTATTTTGTTTTGTAAGCTCTGCAAAAACTGAAAACTATTCTAGACTTGCTTTATATTCTTTTTTCAAAGAAACTAAATTAGAGACTGGAGATATATTTGTATTTGTAAATAATGACGGAACAAATGCATTTAGAAATGATTATCCAATAGATATCTATATAAACAATAAAACTCCAAAGTCTTGGGCAGAGAACTTTAATAAAGGTTTAAGAATAGCTAAAAAATTTAAAAAACATTTTGTTGTAATAACTAATGATATTATCTTTACTAAAGATTGGTTTGAACCACTAAAACAAAAAAATGATGCTATTATTATACCCTCTTGTAATATTAACTATTTATATAACTCAACAAATTTTAACACTACTGCTTGTATGCAAATTCAAGAATATACAGGTAAGGAAAACGATTTAAGCTCGATTGTAAATTATCATAAAAGTTTATTTAAATTTACAGATCTAAAAGAAAAAATATTTATGCAAATGTATTTAGGCAGGATACCTTATGAAGTGCATAATGAAGTTGGTTATTTTGATCACACATTTTCTAACTGTGGTGGTGAAGATATGGATTATAGAATAAGATGTGCATTAAAAGGCTATAAAACTTTAATTGCAAATTATTCTTATATGTTACATTTTCATGGTAAATCTAGTTGGGACGGTGGAGAGTCTACAGAAGAGGAAAGAATTAGAAGAGAACAATACCTTAAAAAGGGTATAGAAAAATGGGGAGAAGACCTAACAGAGATATTTATTAAGGGCACTAATGCTAAAGAATGGGCCTATAAAATAGGCTTAAAACAAGAGTTTGATAATGGTGAATCTTATAATATAGTAAGAAAAATAAAAATTAATTATGCTTGATATAGGAACACTACAAACAGTCAAGAATTACATCAAAAAACGCATCGATGAAACCAAGCAAGATATGTGCTATGGTATAGACACCCTCGACAGGCTCCACTATGCTAAGGGCAAGCTCAGTGCTTTAGAAGTGCTGCTTCAGGATCTTAAAGACCTGCTAAAAAAAGAGGAGAACATCGATGACGATAATAACACCTGATAAGGAACTCATCCTTCCTAAAACTGATGATACCGAACAAGAAGGTATTAGAATCCCTACAGACCCAGAAGGTATAAAAAAATATTTAGATTGTTTACCCGATCCAGTTGGGTACCGAATGTTAGTTAGACCTTATTCTGGAAAGAGTAAGACTGATGGGGGAGTTATACTTACACAACAAGCACATGAAACTATTCAAATGACAACAGTCATTGGCTTAGTAATTAAAATGGGATCTCTTTGTTATAAAGACAAAGATAAATTCCCTGAGGGCGCGTGGTGTAAGCAAGGTATGTTTATCATGTATGGTAGATATGCTGGCTCAAGGTTCAAAACAAAATATGGCGAACACCGTATTTTAAATGATGATGAGATTATAGGTATTGTTAGGAAACCGTCAGACGTTCTTCATCTATACTAAGGAGATAAAAAAATGGTTGAAGAAACTAAAAAAGCTGATGTCGAGCTAGACTTGGATGATGTTAATGAAACAGAAATCCAACTAGACGATAAAAAAAACAAAGAAGAGATTAAAGCACCTAATTTAAATTTAGGTGAAGTTGATCTTGGCTATGTTGAACACAGCAAAAAAGCAAAAGACGATAAAGTTGAGATAGAACAAATAGAGGATTCTAAAGAAGAGAAACCTAAAGTTGAAACTCAACCTAAAGTTGAAGAAAAAGAAAGCGCAGACAATCTAACAGAAATGTCTGAATCAATTCAAAAAAGAATTGATAAACTTACAAGAAAATATAGAGAAGCTGAAAGAAGAGAAAAAGCTGCTTTAGATTTTGCTAAAGGTTTGCAAAAGAAATATAGTGAGTCTGAGAAAAAATTTGATACTGCTGACGAAAATTACTTAAAAGAATTTGAAGCAAGAGTAGATGCTCAAAGAGAACAAGTAAAAAATAAGTTAAAAGCAGCTATCGAAGCTAATGATCCTAATCAGATCATGGAAGCTAACGATGAGCTTACGCAACTAGCTGTTCAAAAAGAAAAAGCTAAATTGCAAATGGCTGATCGTGTAGTTAGGTCTAAGCAACTTGAAGAACAAAGAATACTTCAAGCTGAAGAGGCTAAAATAAGAGCTGAAACTCCGATTATTCCACAACCTAGCGAAAAAGCTAAAGAGTGGGTTAAAAAAAATACTTGGTTTGTTGATGATAGAGTCATGGCAAATGCAGCTATAACAGTACACGAGGACCTAGTGGGTAGTGGTATTGAAGTAGAGAGCGATGAGTATTATAATCAGATAGATAAGCGTATGCGAGATATATTCCCGCATAAATTCGTTGTTGAAGAACAACGCAAACCAGTCCAAACTGTTGCTTCCGCTGGAAGAAAACAACAAGGACGAAGAACTGTGAGACTCACCAAATCACAGGTGGCTATTGCCAAAAAATTAGGGGTGCCACTAGAAGAATACGCTAAATACGTGAAGGAGGCTAATTAGTATGAGCGATAAAAATAAAAGAACTTCACGCGCGTCTGAAGAAGTAAAACAAACAAGGAATAAACCTTGGACGCCACCATCATCTCTGGATGCACCACCTGCGCCAGACGGCTTTGTCCATAGATGGATTAGAGTCGAGTCAATGGGTTTTCAAGATACTGCAAATGTATCGAAGAAAATGAGAGAAGGTTGGGTATTTGTAAAAGCTGAAGAGATTAAAAATCAAATCGGAGAACATAATTATCCAGTCATCCATGACGGCAGATACGCAGGGTTGATCGGGGTTGCTGGCCTAGTGTTGGCTAGGATACCGGAAGAGATTGTAAGATCGCGCTCAGAGTATTTTAAAAGAATTACTCGAGACAGAATTACAGCGATTGATCACGATCTGATGAAGGAACAACGACCGGAGATGCCTATTAATATTAGTAGACAATCTCGCGTAACTTTTGGTGGTGGACGTAAGTCATAATTTTTTGACAAAAGTCGACCACTGTATAAAAACTTAACAAGGAGAAAATAAATATGCCAAACGTAGTTGAGCAATATGGTTTAAAACCATCTAGACAACTTAACGGAAGCCCATTTATTAACGCTCAAAACCGTTACAGAATTGCTGCAAACAACTCTACAGCAATATTTCAAGGAGACCTAGTAAAACCACTAGACTCTGGAAATATTTCAAGAGCTATTGCTAACACTTCTGATGCGGTTGTAGGTGTTTTTAATGGTTGTTTTTATACAGA